GCGCGCGCATGGATCTTTGAGCGCCGCCGAGAGCGCCGCCTGGAGCGCCGCCGAGAGCGCCGCCGAGAGCGCCGCCTGGAGCGCCGCCGAGAGCGCCGCCTGGAGCGCCGCCGAGAGCGCCGCCAGGAGCGCCGCCTGGAGCGCCGCCGTGAGCGCCGCCTGGAGCGCCGCCAGGAGCGCCGCCAGGAGCGCCGCCGTGAGCGCCGCCTGGAGCGCCGCCGGGAGCGCCGCCTGGAGCGCCGCCGGGAGCGCCGCCTGGAGCGCCGCCGAGAGCGCCGCCGAGAGCGCCGCCTGGAGCGCCGCCAGGAGCGCCGCCTGGAGCGCCGCCGAGAGCGCCGCCTGGAGCGCCGCCTGGAGCGCCGCCGGGAGCGCCGCCAGGAGCGCCGCCGAGAGCGCCGCCGAGAAGGCTCTCGATCCCACCGTGAAGCGGCTCCAGAAGTCGGCGCTCGAGTTGCTCGATAGGATGCTGGCGCTCAAGGACGACGCCGCATGAGGAAGCTCAAGAAGCGGCCGACATTCAAGGAGTGGGCGGCCGTCCTCAAGCTGATGGCCAAGCACCGGGCGCGCGACGCCCAGCCGTTGGCTCCGCCGCTGCCGATGGAGCCCAGCGAAAGGGCCGTCATCGCCTACGAGCGGGCAACACGACGCTGCGCAGAGAGGTGGGAGTAACCGTGGCCGACATCCCGAAAATCCTCCACTTCACGAAGGGTATCCCCCAGCTCGGCGGCAAGGTGTCCGTGTCCTTCGGCCGCGTCGAGGGCGGTCCCGAGCCGATGAGGGACATCCAGCCCCACCCGAAGGGCTACGTTGTCACCCGGATGGATGGGCGTCGCTTTCTCATCCACAACGAGCACGTCGAGTGCGCCGAGCTGGTGGACGCAGACGCCGAGGCGCCCGCGCCGAAGCCAGCGCCCGTCGAGGTGACGCAGTTCCAGAAGCCGACTGAGCCCGGGCCCGTCCTGATGCGGCCGACGGGGGACGAGGGCATCGTCATGGACGCGCACGGCGTCTTTTCCCGCCCGAAGCCGGCGCAGGTGGGTACCGAGGTGGAGGCCCGGACGGCGGCGGAGAACGCGCCCCGCTTCCAGCCGAAGCGGCGGCGCCAGGGCCCGACGCCGGAGAAGGAGTAGCGCGCGTGTTCGACTCCTACCAGGAGGTGATCCGCGTCGGGCCTGAGCGCGTGGACGTGCACGAGCACCGGGCGCCTACGGATGAATCAATCCGGCTGTACCGCGAGATGCTCGAGAAGGCGCGGACTGAAGTCCTCCGCTCACTGTTGGTGGACACGAAGCTGGGGCCTTTCCGTGTGCTGCAAGTCCAGGATCCCACCGGCGACGGCCCCACCACGAAGCTCGCCTTCATGCTGAACGGGCAGGAGTTCTCCACCGAGGTACAGGTGACGAACCTCGAGCGTCTCCAAAGCCATGACCGCGATCGCCTGATCGATCTGTACGCCAGGCGGTTGGCGGAGGCCATCGCCGACGCTTTGCTCGCCCCGGTGCTGACGGAAGCGATGAGGGGTCCGTGATCGACGGCCAGGACATCGCCCGCACCGGGCTGTTCGTCATCGTCGGCGCAACCCTGAGCCAGGGCGCCATGCTGGGCGTCATCGTCGGGGTGCGGCGCGAGGACTACCTGCGCCTCGCCATGGACGCCTACGACAGCGCCCGGAAAAACCTGGACGCCACCACCACCGCGCTGTCGAGCGCGACGCAGCCCACTGGGGTGGCGTAGGTGGCTGGGAGGGGACAGCCGAAGTCCGGCGGACGGAAGAAGGGCACGCCCAACAAGGTGACGTCCGACGTGCGCCGCGCGTTCCAGCTCATCTACGAGGCCCGCGTCGTCGACTTGGATAGGTGGATCAAGGAGACGGGCGACGGTTTCCCTGCCGTGCACATTCTCGCCGACGGCAAGAAGGTGCCGTACCTCGAGAAGAACCCTGGCAAGGCCGCCGACATCCTCACGCGGATGGCCGAGCACTTCATCCCGAAGCTGCAGCGCCTGGAAAAGACGATCGCCGACGCTTCGGATGAGGAGCTGCTCGCTGAGGTGCACCGGCGACGCCAGGAAGCTGCTGGAGGGCAGGAGTCGTGAGCACCTCCCTGGCCGACGCCGAGGCCTGGCTGTCCAAGCGTGTGGCGAAGCACCAGCGCAACCGCTTCGCGCTCGAGCGCGTCCTCTTTGGGCCGCAGCTGGCCTTTGCGAGAGATCCGGCCACCTTCGCCACCGCGATCTGTTCACGCCGGGCTGGCAAGTCCGTGGGCGTGGCGGCCTGGCTGCTCGAGGGGCCCGTCCTCAACCCGTCGGCGCCGTCGGTGTACTTCACCATCACCCGCGGCTCGGCCAAGCGAATTATCTGGCCGACGCTGTTGGAGCTCAACCGCGAGCACGCGCTCGGCTACGTGCCCAACGAGGCGGACCTCGTCCTCAAGCGGAACGGCGTGGGCGCCGTCTACCTGACGGGCGTCGACAACCGGAACGAGATTGAGAAGCTCCGCGGCACCGCCTGGGGGCGCGCCGCCGGCGACGAGGCGCAGACGTTGCCAGAGTACATGAAGGACCTCACCGAGGACGTGCTCATGCCGTCCTTCATGGATCACGGCGGCCAGCTCCGGCTGACAGGCACGCCCGGCAGCGTCCCGGCGGGCTTCTTCCACGGCGTGGCGCACTCGAAGCTGTGGGGCCACCACCACTGGACTGTCTGGGAGAACCCGCACATCCCTGAGCAGAACAAGCGGGCGATGCTGGCCAAGGTGCTCGAGACGCGGGGCGTGACGGTGGAGCACCCCAGCATCCGCCGGGAGTGGTTCGGCGAGTGGGCCTTCGATCCCGACGCCCTCGTCTTCAAGTTTGACCCAGCTCGCAACGTCTTCGGCGGAGACCTGAAGTCCCTCCACATGGTGGAGGCCTGGCAGCACGTCATCGGCGTGGACCTCGGCTTCGACGACGCGGACGCGATCGCGGTGCTGGCCTTCAACCCCGGCCACCCCGCCGCCTTCCTCGTCGAGGAGTCGGTGCTGCCGAAGCAGACCATCTCCAAGCTGGCGAATCGGCTCCAGGAGATGGTGGCGCAGTACCGCCCGCAGGCAATCGTGGTGGACACCGGCGGTCTCGGGAAGAAGATCGCCGAGGAGGTCGGCTCTCGCACCGGCCTGCCGCTCCAGCCAGCGGAGAAGGCGCGGAAGTTTGAATTCATCGAGCTGCTCAACGACGCGCTCCGCTCGGGCCGCTTCTACGCCAAGCCAGGCAGCCGCTTCGCCTCGGACGCGCTGAAGCTGGAGTGGGACAGGGAGAAGTCCGTCGGAGAGCACCTCGTCGTCTCCGACAAGTTCCACTCCGACATCTGCGACGCCGTGCTGTACGCCTTCCGCGAGTCCCTCCACTGGCTGCACCGGGAGGCGCCCAAGGAGGTGCCGCGCGGCACCAAGGAGTGGGCGGACCAGGTGCAGCGGAAGATGTTTGAGGCCGCCCAGGCCGGCGTCCAGCGCGAGAAGGCGCGCAAGCAGGAGTACGAGCTGGGCGACTTCGGCGGGGGCATGGACGACTGGGGCGGCGGCACTGGCGAGGAGAGTTTCTGGGGAGGTGGGCAATGAAGGCGCGCAAGGGCTACCTGGTGGTGGTGCTGCCGGTGCAGGTGCGCGGCGGGGAAGTCCACCTGCGCGGGTGCGACTGCGCCCAGAAGGCCGCCACGAAGGCCAACAGCGCCGAGTACGTGTCCAATTGGGGCCGCGTCTTCGGTGGCGAAGCGAAGGAGGCGCAGGCGTGACTCCGGAAGATCTCATCAAGGATGGGCTGGGCGTCAACGAGGAGGGCCAATTCTTCCGGCTCGAGCCGACGCCGATGCCGGACGTGGGCGCCTTGCCGCCTGGCACACCGTGCGAGCGGTGCGGTTGCACGTATGGGGCGACGCACGTCCACGCAGACCATGATCCCATCGCCGCCGCTGCCGCCCCCAGGTTCCTGACCTCGCTGCAGCGGTCCGCAATCAAGACGCGCCCGTTCGACGGGTACGGCTCCGCCGTGCGCCAGCCGCCAGCCGAGACGGAGGAGGAGAAGCGCTTGCGGGTGGCCAGGAAGATCGACCGCATCTGGAACTGGATGGAGCGCTTCTACGACAAGCAGCTCGTCAAGGCGGTCCGCGGCCAGCCGCTTCCCAGCTTCGACGAGGCGCTCGCCGAGGTGAGGAAGGAGTTCCCAGACCTCGTCGCGGAGCCAGACCAGGCGAAGGTCCGTCCGTGGGTCGTCTACATCCGGCTAGACCACTGGCGCGGCCAGCTCGCGGCGTGGGTGCTGAGCGCGGCCTACTGGTCGCTCCGGAAGCTCGGCGGTCGCGCGAACGTGCAGATCACGGTGCTGCCCTGATGCCGCACGAGCGCCGCACAGTCTGGTTGCCGCCGGAGCAGATCGCCAAAGTGAGCGTCGGCGAGACGCTGGCAGACCCGGTCAACACCCACCACGTAGAGCCGTGGTCGCCCGGCTGTATCGGCTGGAGGGTGCTGTCCGTCGACCGCCGAGTAATTCAGCGCAATCCGGAGTTGGACCGGGCGTTCGGGCGGGAAGACATCAGCGCATTCAAACTCGGAAGCTCGGTCACCATCGAACGGATGTTCTGACGCCATGCCCCTCTACGAGGACCTCTGCACCGCCTGTGGCCACCTCCAGGAAGAGATCCGCCGGGTGTCGGATCCGGCCCCCACGCACTGCGGCCAGCCCATGGAGCGCCAACTCGGGACGGCCATGCTGGGCCACCGCACCCGCGGAGGGAATGACATCTACTCCGCGGCCACCTCCACCACGACGAAGGGCAACCGGAAGCCAAAAACCATCGGCCGGGGCCATGGTCTGGGGGGACGCAGGAAGAACCCATCAATGAGCCAGATCATGTCCACCCGGGTTGGGGTGCAGAAGCCATGAAGCGCCTCCGGCTTTCAGAAGAGGAGCGGAAGAGACGCGGAGCCGAGGCGGCCAGGCAATGGCGCCGCGACAATTACGAGAGGGTTCTCGAGTCCAATCGGCGGAGCCACGCCAAGCACCGAGAGGAGAGGGCTGCCAGGGCGCGGGCATGGCGTCAGAAGAACCTCGAGATTGTACGCGCCTACGATCGTCGCAGGTACGCGGAGAACCGAGAGGCGAGAAATGCGCATTGCAGGGCATGGAACGCCGCCAACCGTGAGCGCGTGTACTGGAACGACTTGCGGAAGAAATATGGCATCTCTCGTGACCAATTCGAGGCAATGTTCGAGACCCAGGGTCGGCGCTGTGCGATTTGCCGTTCTGACAGGCCCGGCACTCCGTCTGGTCGTTTCTTCATAGATCACGACCATGCGACCGGGCGCGTCCGGGCAATCCTCTGCGGGCACTGCAACTCAGCCGTCGGCTATGTACGGGAGGACCCGGCAATCGCACTGGCCGTGGCTGAGTACCTCTTCAAGCACAAGCCAGCCTCGGAGGCAGCGTGACGGACGAGATGCGCGGCGCCATCGACAGCGCCCTGATGAGCATCACCAACTCGAAGCCCGGGGACGTGCTCGTCATCCGGTATGATCAGCGCCTGGCCTCTGGCTCGGCCGGCATGTTCCGGGACAATCTCGTCCGCGCGTTCCACGAGATCGCGGCGAAGAACCCAGAGGCGGTGCCGAAGCACCGGATCCCGATCGTTCTGTGCCCCGACGGCATCGAGTGGGAGCTAGTGGATGGCCCGCTCTGCAAGGCGGTGGACGCCTTCGCCGTCGCCCTGGCTGAGAACGGCGCCAAGGGCCAGATGCTGGTCGGGCTCGAGCGCAGGCAGTTCGAGCTGCTCCGCCTCGAGCTGGGCGAGAAGGCGTACCCGGCCGCGGGCGACACGCTCGAGCTGCATGGCCCCGTCGGCCGGATTCTCGTGAAGGCGTACGACCCTTGACTCCAACCCCAAACGACGAGGAACACGTGAGCGACCAGACCACGACGACGATTCCCAACACCACGCAGGTCATCCTCCCAGCTGCCGCCACCGCGGAGCTCCACCAGACCGCGGATCAGGTATCCGGGACGACGCAGGCCATCCCGCTCCCCATCCTTCCGCCGGACGTCTTCGCGATCCCCGCCGGGACGGCGAAGGCCATGTCCGAGGCGGCGCTCTCCGACGCGAACGCGGAGATCTCCAGGCTGAACGTCGCCCTCACCTACGCGGCCGGAGACCTCGAGGCGCTCACCCGCGCATCCGCTCCCGACGCGGTGGCGCGGCTCCGGGCCGTGCTCCGGGACGTCCAATTCGGAGGGCCTAAGATGCAGCACCCGTCCCACCAGCTCGTGGGCACCTGCCCCGCGTGCGGCGCCGCCCAGCCCGACGGGCACAAGCCGGACTGCCGGATCGCCGCGGAGCTGCGCGCATGAGCCGGAGGCTGTCCAAGGGCAAGCGGGCGTACTTGCTCGCGTGCGCCGAGTTCCTCGGTATCCTCCGGGAGCAGCGCGCGTGGGCTCGGCGCCCCAGGTGGGTCCTGCGGTATCCGCGCACCCGGATCGCCAAGGAGATCTTGGAGGCGAGCCGGAACACGCCGGACGCATTCGTGCGAGGTCGCCAGTGAAGCCCGAGGAAGCCACCGCCATGGTGAGGGCGCTCACCCCCGTCTGCAAGGCGGAGGGCATCCGGCGCATCCGCGTGGGCGAGCTCGAGCTCGAGTTCGGCGGTTCCGGCGTCACCGCCCAGGACGTGGCGGCCTTCACTCAGGCCTTCGACGGCGCTGAGCCCACGGACGAGGACGTCCTCAACTGGAACGACGGCTCCTACGTCCCGAGCTGGGAGCGGAAGCCAGCCACGCCGGCGCCGAAGACGGCGCGGGGGAGGCGGCCGGCGTGATCGTCCTCCTCAAAGACGCCCGTCGCGAGAGCGGCTCCGAGAGTGCGCTCCGGCCGAATGAGGACGGCACCATGGATCTCGAGTTCGGGTTCCGGATCCGAATGTGGCCTGGGTACTGGCCTGGCGAACGCAGGCGCGCAGAGTCGCAGCGGTTTCGACGGAGCCTGAGCCCTGGTCAGACGCCAGCGCAGATCGTCGCGGCGGAGGTGCTGCCGTGCGCCTGCGGGCGGCCGAGGCACGAAGACTCCTTCTGGGAGGGCACCTTCTTGGATCCAGCACGCGGTCGCTGGGTCTGCGTGGGCCCGGAGGGCGCATTCAAGACGTGGGAAGAGTGGGATCGCCAGGCGTACAATGTTGGCAACCGAAGCTCCCAAGAGAACGTAGCGCCACCGGCGGAGTCAGACCGTGGCGATCAGCAAAGGTAGACGCTCGAGCGGCGGGAAGCTCGGGAGCATGAGCGAGAAGGGTGCGCCGAAGCGCGCGAGCCGGAAGGAGACGCCACCCGGCCAGAAGTGGCACCTGCTGCCGGACGAGCAGGTGCCAGGCGCGCTCATGTCCACCATCAAGCACATCAAGGACAACCAGAGCCAGCTGGACCAGGAGAGCCTCATCGGCTCCGGCCTCTACGCCGGGCGCGTCCCTGGCTCTTCCTTCGGCGTGCCGCACCACCACGCCGCGCACGGCGTGCACCCGTCGCTGTCCGGGCGGCTCACGTATAACGTCATCGGCATTGTGGTGGACGCGCTGGTGTCGAAGCTGACGAAGGAGAACCTCTCCACCCAGTTCCTCACCAACGGCGGGGACTACCGGCAGCAACGGCGCGCAAAGAAGCTCAGCCAGTTCGGCGACGGCGTCAACTACGAGACGCGCATGGACGAGATCGGACCCGACGTCCTGCGGGACGCGCTCCTCACCCCGTGCGGGATTGTCCACACCTTCGCCGACTGGGCCACCAAGCGGGTGAAGTCCGAGCGTGTGATGGGGCTGGAGATGTTCGTCGACTACGCCGACGGCTTCTACGGCGAGCCCCGCCAGGTGTTCCGCATAAAGGCCATGGACAGGGAAGTCGTCCTCGACGCGTGGGGCGACGACAAGAAGGTGGCCGAGGCCATCAAGTCCAACCACGACACGGATCCGCTCGGGCTCGGCGAGTACCAGGGCCTCTCAGACATCGTCTACGTCGGCGAGGCCTGGCGCCTCCCCTCGGGCGTGGACGAGGACGGCGAGACGACGGACGACGGCCGGCACGTCCTCTTCCTCTCCAACTGCATCCTCACGCCGCCCGAGGAGCGCGTCTGGAAGAAGAAGCGCTTCCCCTTCTCAGTGTACCGCTGGAAGAAGGACACCGCGGGGTGGCACGGCATTCCCCTGGCCCGAGACCTCAGGCTCCCAGGTGGAGATGAACCACCTCAACATCATGTTTCAGCGGGCCTTCCGGATGATGGCCGCCTTCCGCATCGCCGTGGAGAATGGCACCGTCCCGGATCAGCACTTCCAGGACAAAATCGGCACCATCCTCCACGTCCCGCGCGGCGGCATGGTGCCGCAATTTCTCACGCCGCCGGCCCTCAACGAGCAGTACTTCCGGCACCGCGCGGAAATCAAGGCCAACGCCTTCGAGATTGCTCGCCTCTCTCAGCTGTCGGGGACGGGCCAGGACAACCCGAAGCTGGAATCGGGCGAGGCCAAGCGGATGCAGCACGACATCGAGTCGGAGGGCTTCTCGTACGCGCAGAAGGGCTACGAGGAGTTCCGCCTGGACGTCACTCGCTGCCAAATTGACGCCGTCAGGGACATCTTCGAGCGCGAGAAGGGCTACAAGCTGCGGGCGCCCGTCTCCTCCTCGGCGCTGCCCGGGCACCGCTTCCTGCGCAGCCTCGACTGGAAGGCGGTGAAGCTCGAGGAGGACGAGTACGTCCTGCGCGGGTACTCCATTTCCGCGCTGCCCAGCACCCCTGCGGGGAAGACGGCCACGGTGACGGACTGGATGCGCGCCGGCCTCATCGACGCAGAGCTGGGCCGGAAGCTGCTCAACTTTCCGGACCTCGCCCAGGCCCAGTCCCTCCTCGGGGCCTTCGAGGACTGGGTAACCATGTGCCTGGACAAAATCGTCGAGGACGGCAAGCCCCAGCAGCCGGATCCATTCATGCCCATCCCCATGGCGCGCAAGCTGGGGCTGCAGGAATTCGCCTTGGGCGCGGCCAACGGGATGGAGGAGGAGAAGCTCGGCCTCCTGCGGAACTGGCTCGCGGGGTGCGACAGGCTCGAGCAGAAGGCCCAGCAGGCGCAGCTGCAGCAGCAGGCCGCCGCGGCGATGGCTGCCACGGCCGGCGGTGCTGCTGGTGGCGCGCCGATGGGCCGCGGCGCGGCACCGCCGGTGTCACCGATGCTTCCACCACAAGGCGCCACGGGCGCGATCTGACGAGGAGACACCATGGCGATGGACTTCACCCCAGCGAACCGAGGCCCCACTGAGGAGGCCACCAGCGAGCGGCCGGCTGTGTCCTACAGGCCTGTGCGCACCAGCCCGAGCATGGGCAGTAGCACCGCCCCCATCCCTGGCGCCGACAAACCCGTCCAGTTTCGCGGCGCGCCCCAGGCGCCGGCCACCGCCGGCGAGGCTCCGGGCGAAGAGGAGGTAGCGCCGGAGGAAATGGCCCAGCGGGCGGACTTGTCGAAGCGCTTGGGTCTGGTGGCAGAGAAGGACAGGCGGGCCCGGGAGCGCATCAGACAGGCGTCAGAGGCCGAGGCCGCCCAGAAGGCGCGCGACGAGGCGCTGGCGGCCCGCGAGGCCAGAATCGCTGAGTGGGAGGCCAGGGACGCCGAGCGCCGGAGAGATCCGATCAGGGCGCTCCGCGACTACGGGTACTCGCCAGAGGCGGCGCTGCAGGTGGCCGTGCAGAACGGGAAGCTCACTCCCGAGCAGGAGGCCGCGCTGCGCCTGGACGAGCAGCTCGCCGCCGAGCGCGAGAAGACGCAGGCCGAGCTGCAGGCCATCCGCGATGAGCAGGCCAAACAGCTCGAGGAGCGCGACGCCGAGGCCGAGCGCCAGGCGAAGGAGGCGGAGGAGGCGGCCGAGCAGTCCGCGGTGGAGGAGCTCCACGCCGACATCGGCGAGGTAATCGTCGGGGGCAAGGACTCCTTCCCCATCCTCGCCAAGTCGAAGGCCGCCGCGGCCGCAGTCTTCGAGGCCATCGCCGACTGGTCCGACGTCGAGCTCAAGAAGACGGGCCGGCGCCCGCAGGTGACGACGAAGGTGATTGAGCGCTTCGTCACCGACTTGGAGGCCCAGGCCCGCAAGGAGGTGGAGGAGCTGAACGCGGAGCTCGGCCTGGCCCCGAGCCCGGCCCCGCGCCGGCCGCAGACGCTCACCAACGGTGCGCCCCAGCGCCGGCCGACGGCGACACCAGAGCGGCGGGCGGCCGAGCCGGAGCGCGTCGAGACGGAGGCGGAGAGGCGGAGCCGCGTCATCGCCCAGCTGGAGGAGATAAAGCGCCGAGGCGGCGGCAGCCTCAGGTAGCGAGGAGCGACGATGAGGGTGGACTACACGCCGACTTGGAGCCGGTTGTTTCTATTCCTGGACGAGTGGCTCGGGATCGCGCTGCTCGTGCACGCCTGGTACGCGCGCGACTGGGCCTTCTTCTTCGCGTTCGGCATCCCGTGGGCCGTCGCCGTGTACGGCGTCGGTTACCGGATGCAGTGGGCCATGGAGAAGCGCTGGTGGCGCCTGGCCAGCCACTCCGCGCTGAGGAGCAGGGAGTAATCCGACAGGGCCACGCAGCAATTCCAAAGGAGACGACATGCCGAAATTCCCAGGGACGATGAATGGCGCGCGGCCGAGCAAGCGCGCCACGGAGATTCAGCTGCCGTGGCCGCCGGGCAACCTCGGCCACAGCAACCACCCGGTGGGCAACCGCGATCAGGTGATGCAGGTACTCACCGGGCTGCGCGAGGAGATGCTGAGGCTCAAGCACCCCGTCGAGAGCGTCGTGTGGGCGGTCCGGCGCAACCCCTGGGGCGAGCTCCACGTCTACTTCTTCCACCCTGGATGCGTCCCCTACTCGCCGACGGAACCATGGGTGCTCAGGCCGCTCAATGAGGATCCACCGCCCGACGACGCCTGGGAGGTGAAGTTCCTCGAGCTCGTCGGGGCCCAGGAGGCGCCGCCGGAGCCCGAGCCCTCGAAGACGCTGCAATGAGAATTCTCCAGGAGAGGCCGCCGAACTTCGAGGCCGTCCTCCGTCGCTTCCCGTGCGCCGACAAGCTCGGCGTCCTCTTCGCTTGGGGCGACGTGCTGTACGTGCCCGACGGCGGGGATCCGGGCCACGAGCTGCTCGCCCACGAGCTCGAGCACGGCCGGCGGCAGCTCGCCATGGGCGTCGCGTCGTGGTGGGAGCGCTACCTGGTGGACCGGCGCTTCCTCCTCGACGAGGAGCTGGCAGCCCACCGCGCCGAGTACGCGAAGTTCTGCGAGGCGTACACCCGCGGGCGGGCCAGATTCCTCACCTTCATCGCCCAGAGGCTCTCCGGGCCGCTGTACGGCCACCCCGTCGCCTTCGACGAGGCGTGCCGGCTCATCACCGCCGCGCCCGGTGGAGCTCCACAATGAGGGCGCGCCGGGAAGAGGCCTGGGTGGTTGTGGCGGTCTGGTTTCACTTCCGACGGAACGGCGAGCGGAAGCTGGTGGCCAGGGCGGTGGGCTACCGCATCCACCGGAGGCACTGAACGTCAGCCCCGGGCGCTACCGTAGGACATGCACACCCACTCCGCCGCCGACGAGTGCACGCCGGCCTGCACGGCCTACAATCCGAACGGCTGGCGGTGCTCGCTCTGCCGGCGACAGGTGCCGATGCTGGCCGACACCGAGGACCTCGCCGAACCCCTGTGTGTCGAGTGCTTCGGTGCCCGGTTCGAGCTGTTCCAGTGGATCATGGACAGGTTCGAACCGTACCGGCCCGCGAGTGTTTTAGGGCCGCCTCGCGCATATGAGCGGTAGCGTGGTATAAGGGCCCTGGAGCAACCTCGCTTGGAAGTGCGGCAGTCCCCTTCCCGCGCGAGGCGCTCCCTTGGCTCGTACCATCCTCGACTTCGGTAGCGCCAACGGCAGCCTGACGCCCCCGGCCTTCACCTGGTACCGAGACTCCTCCACCCACGCCGCGCTGCCTGCGCCCACCGTCTCCCAGACTGGCGGCGCCGGCTGGACGTACCAGTTCGACTCGCTGTGGCCGATCCCCACGTCCCTCAGCACCAAGCAGGTGGACTACGGCCTCACGCTGAACGGCACCTCGCTGTCCGGGGTGCTGCTCCAGCCTGGGCTCCAGCAGACGCGCTTCTTCTTGGACTTCGGCGCCACCAACGGCCAGCGCACTCCGCCAACCTTCACCTGGTACCGAGACGAGACGACGAAGGCGGCGATTACCCCGCCAGCCGTGAGCGCGAGCGCGGTGCCGGGCTGGACGTACTTCTTCGACGCCGTCTTCCCTGCAGGGACGACGGCCATCGAGTACGGGCTGACGCTCAACGGCGTGTCGCTGTCGGGGGTGCTGGCGGCGCCGTCCGCCACGCAGGGCATCGGCGGGGCGATGACGTTGGCCGCGCTGATCGCGCTCATCCGACAGGAGGCGGACATCGAGAATGATCCGCACATCTCCGACGCGGAAATTACCGGCTACCTGAATCAGAGCCGGCTCCGACTCTACGGAAAGATGGCCACCAGCTTCGGCGACGACTACTTCTCCGTGCAGAACCAATTCACCACGGACGGGGTGAGCAGCCAGTTCCCCCTCCCCAACGGCGTCAACTACGGTGGGGCCCCAGCGTTCTTCAAGGAGCAGCTCCTGGAGGTGGTGGCCGGCGGCAACATCTCCCCCAACGCCCCCATCACCCTTTTGCCCTTCATGCTCCGGGAGAAGAACCGCTACACCCGGCCCTACTCCATGCTGGCCGTACCAGGGATGTTCCCCCGCTGGCGAATTATGGACGGCAACGTCGTCTTCACGCCCACCGCGCCCGCCGCGGGTCTCGTCTGCAACCTCTGGTACGTGCCGCAGCTCGCGCCGCTGGTGAATTCCTACGACGTCGCTGCGGACTGGAACGGGTGGCTGGAGCTGCCGGTGGTGGACGTCACCATCAAGTGCCTCTCGAAGCAGGAGCGCGACGCCTCGACGCAGATCGCCAGAAAGAACACGCTGGTGGAGGAACTGGACAAGGAGATTGCCAACCGCGTCATCGGCGAGCCCAACACCGTCGTCGAGACGGAGACGGAGTCCATGGGGCCACTCGGGCTGCCGGGCATGGGCGCATGGGGCGGGGGCTTCTACTGAGCCATGTCCGTCCCGCTGAGACAGCTGCCGAAGGCGCAGACGGGCCACCCGGCCACGGACAAACATCTGGCCCTCATCGCGGACCAGCTCAACCCGGTGCTACGGTCGAACGCGCAAGACATTTCCAGCCTGCACTCGTCGACAACGGTCCTCCAGGGACAGACCGCGACGAACCTGACCGACATCGCCAGCCTCAAGGCCTCCAGGACGACGGACGAGGCCAACATCGCCACGCTCCAGGGCCAGGTCGCCACCATGGAGGCCTGGAGTTTCGTCGGGGCGGCCTACCGTACCGCGTCGTCCACGTCGTCAGCCAACAACGCCGAAACCGTCATCAACTACGTCACGCAAGACTATGACTCCGGTGGCGGCACGCCGCTCGTTACGACGGGGGCAACGTGGAACTTCAAGGCGCCTGTCGCGGGCAAGTACCTCATCCAGGCAAGCCTCGGGCTGACGCTGACGGCGGCGTGCGATGCCATTCTGCTCCTCAACAAGAGCACCAACGGGGGCTCCAGCTACTCTGACATCGACTACCTGGCGCGAGGCGAGGGCTTCGCCTCCGGAAACCGCATCATCATGCTCACCGGCAGCACGACGATCGTCCTCAACGCCAACGACCTCATCCGCGTCACCATCTTCCAGAACAGCGGCGGCACCATCACCACCGAGAGCGGGAACGCGAACGGCAACTACGTCAGGATCTCGAAGTGGCCCTCCAACGTGAACGGATAAACCTAATGGACACCCCCAAAGCTCCGAAGCTGTTCCTCATGCCCGAGGACCTTCGCAAAGACATCCTCGGGTACCTCATGAGCCGGCCGTACGCCGAGGTGGCGAAGGGGGTGCAGCGGCTCGAGGCGCTCGCGGAGCTGGGGCCGCTGGCCGCGCCGCCGCTGCCGCCAGCAGGAGGAGACGCGAATGGGAACGGGTAGCGGTACCAACTACAGCACGACGAACAACCTCGGGCTCCGCCTCCCGACGCCTGGCGTCTGCGGGGCGCTCGGCGTGGAGCCGGCCGGCACCAGCTGGATGGAGCTGCTGAACGGCTCGCTCTCCACCGTCGACGCCCACAACCACGCTCCGGGCTTCGGCGCCCAGGTGCCTTCGTCCGGCCTCAACATCAATGCGGACGTGAGCTGGGGGAGCAACAACCTCACCGCCCTCCGCAGCGCGCGCTTCGGGGCTATTTCTCTCGGATCCCTCGGCTCGTCGGATCTCGGTTGCCTCCTGGTGTCCGGGGCGGACCTCTACTTCGTGGACACCGCTGGCAACCAGGTGCGGATCACCTCCGGCGGCGCAGTGGCCGGGACGCCGGGCGCCATCGGCGGCCTGGTGTCTCCAGCTGCGGCCACGTACACGTCAGCCTCGAAGCTCTTCAGCCTCACCAGCTCATCCGGCTTCGCGGCCAACCTGTCGTGCGGCCCCGTGAGCGTCACCGACGCGCAGAATTCCGGAGGGAAGGCGGCCACGCTGCAGGTGCCGAGCGGGCTCGCGGCCAACTACAACCTGACGCTGCCGGCGGCTCTGCCAGGTTCCCTCTCGCTGCTCAGCCTGACGTCTGGCGGTGTGGTGGGCACCTTCGCCGGCATCGGCATCTCTGGCGGCAACCTGACGCTGCCAGGTAATCTCACCGTCGCAGGCTCGTTGAGCGGCGTCACCTCGCTGGCGATGGGCGGGGCCCTCACCGGCGTCACCACCATCGCGGCGTCCGGGGCGGTGTCGGTGGGTGGGCAGATCAGCGGGGTGACGGACCCAACCACCGCGCAGATGGCGGCCACGAAGAACTACGTGGACACCTTCGGTTCCGGCTTCACGTGGACGAGCCTGAGCAACGGGGCGAGCTGGCTCGGTGGCAACTTCATCAAGGTTGGCCAGTGGGTGAAGCTCGCAGGTCAGCCATTCGTCAACAGCGGGTCCAACGCGACGATCGGCACGCTGCCGGTGGGTTCCCGCCCATCCGCAACCGGCCAGGGCATCTTCGCCTGCTACGGGCAGACTAGCGGAGGCGTCACCAACGCCACCGTCTGGGTGAACGTAAACTCGTCCGGCGTGGTTTCGGTCGTCGGTGCTTCGTCTGGCACGGGCCACGCGCTAAACGACGTCGTGGATCTCGGCAACATCGTATTCCCGGTGAACTAAGGAGTCTGGATCGTCCAGGGGAACTGGCTGGCCCCAACCTGGAGGACGGCGTGCTGCGTCGTCCCAGACTGCGAGGCAGTCACAGTGGCGGTGAGCGTGTCGCCGTTCTGCGCCGAGGAGTAGATCGGCATGAACTGGTTGGTCTGGACCGGAGTGCCGTTCTTCGAGAGGCCGAAGCTCAGTGAAACGGCCGAGGTGCTGGCGTCGCTCTCGAAGGCAACGAAGGCCGCTACGCCAGCGTCCAGCCCGCTCACCGTGGCGGTGGCGGTGTACGTCTGGCCGTATCCTGCGTCCAGGACGTCCGTGAAGGAGATGGGGCTCGGCACTACCTCGGTGCGCCGGGGCAGCACCCCGCTGCCGTCCTTGTCCACCCAGTCCTCGAAGGCGGGGGGCGTCACCGCCACCCCGACGTTGGCGTAGTAGCCCTGGACGTTGGCCCGTACCGCGGCGAGGTCCAACCCAGCGGATCCGCCCCGCCACGCTGACTGGAACGCCGTGTCGGTGGCCAGCGTGCCTGCCTGCACGTCCGAGGCAAAGCGATTGATGAGGAAGGCGAGCTCGCCGGCGGGTGAGGACCCGTTCTGCGCGGCCCGGTTGTGCGCCGCCTGCGACAGCACTGCGGAGATCGCCAGCAGCACCGCGTCCTGGTCGCCGGTACCGTTGATCTGCATGCTCGAGAAGGACGCGAAGCCCTGGACGGAGGCCAGATTCACGCCCAGCGCAGAGAGCACCTGGGCGGCCGAGGCTGTTCCAGCGTCGCCGAGCGTCATGCCCCCCGCCACGTTGGTGCGCAGCACGGGCGCCTGGAGCGTCGTCAGGAGGTTCACCTTCGGGTGCGAGGCGAAGGTACTCACCACGCCGTGGAGGTCCACCGGGCCGCTGGAGATGGCCCCGGACACCTCGTCCATGTAGTAGCCGCTCGCGTGGAGGTCCAGCGCTGGCGTGGCGGTGGCGATCACCGCGGTGAAGCTGCCCAGGTTATCCGCCGTCTGGGTGGAGAAGGCGGATCCGGTGGAGTTGAGACCGTTGTCGAGTCCGGAAATCACCACCGAGGAGCCCTGGACGAGTGGCCCCTTCTGGGCCAGGCCGTCGAGTGTGACGGACTGCGGCGTCTGCGACCCGCACCCCACGACCAACCCCACCACCAACACCGCCGCGAGCCTATTCATGACTGCCTCCTGAAGGTGGCCCTATATACCACGTCAGCCCGACTACGTGGTATAAGCGGGTTGGAGCAACCTCGCTGGGAGTGCCGGTAGTCCCCTTCCGCGAGGCTTTGCCCTTGGCTCTCGTTCCCCGCAGCGTCCCGCTGAAGCTCGGAAAGCTGGACACCAAGACCGACCCACGGTGGGTGCTGGCCGGCGATCTCGTGGCCTCGCAGAACCTGCGCTTCGACGCCTGGCCGAAGCTGAACAAGCGGTACGGGTACAGCCAGATCGGCGCGGCCCCGGCCGGCGCCCAGCTCGCCACCTACAAGAGCCAGCTCCTCCTCGGTACCGGCGCTGAGGCGTACAGCTTCGCGACGTCGGGCCTGGTGGACAAGGGTGTGCTCGAGGCCCTCACCGTGTCGGCCCGGCCCGTCCGCCGGGACACCTACGTTGAGACGACGCCCGACTCGGCGGTCAACCCCAACGGCATCACCGTCTACACGTGGGAGACAAACGCCTCTGGCGTCGCGGCGCAGTACAGCGTCTTCGATACGGCCACCGGGCAGCCGATTGTCTCCGGCGTCTCCCTCGGGGCCACCGCCTCCAAGCCTAAGCCGCTGGCGATCGGCAACTACGTCGTCATCCTGTACTACGACACGTCCAGCAACCACCTGCGCTTCATCGCCATCCCCACCGCCACGCCGGCGAGTCCAACCGCGGCGGCGGATTTCGCGACGGACCCGGCCACCTCGCAGATCTTCGACGCGACGGTGATTGGCGGTCTTCAGGGCCAGATTGTCTGCACCTACGCCAACAGCGGGGGCAGCAACAAGATCAGCCTGAAGGCGCTGACGCCGCAGCTCGTGGTCGGCTCCGAGCTCATCCCCACCACCACCGAGGTATTCACCACCTGCTGCACCGTCTTCGCCGACGCCGCGCAGAACGTCTGGGTGGCTTACTACTCGGGCTCAGCGGTGAAGGTATTCGTCTACGACTACATCCTCACCAACAAGCTCCTGGACTTCACGACGCTGGACGCGGCCCCCGGGACGGTGCGGAACATCACCGGCCTTTGCCCGGGCACCACGGCCACGGTGCTGTACGAGGTGACTGGCTCCCAAACGTACAACAACCTCATCAAGCAGGTGACGGCGACGCTCGGGCTCAACCCGCCCGTCAACGCCACATTCACACAGGGCGCCGGCACGCTGGGCGCCTCGACGTACTTCTACCGGGTGACGGCGCTCACCGCGAACGGCGAGACGACGCCGTCCGTCGAGACGTCCCTCACCATCGCGGCTGCCCACGGCGTCAACGTCAACTGGGCCGCGGTGAACAACGCCACTGGGTACAAAATCTACGGGCGCTCGACTGGTGCTGAGCTCTTCATCGCCCAGGTCGGCGCCGGCGTCACCACCTACCTCGACGGCGGATCCATCACCCCTGCCGGCGCGATGCCCACCGTCAACACCACGGTGCTGCTCTCCGGGCCCACCACACTGGTGCGCTCTGTCGGTCTCGCATCGAAGCCTTTCCTCTACAACGGCCGCGTCCACGTCCTGGCCGCCTACCAGAGCGCGCTCCAGAGCACGTACTTCCTGCTCGCCGGCTCGACGGTGGTCGCGAAGCTGGCGCCGTCTGTCGGCGGGGGGCTCACCGCCAAGAGCATCCTCCCTGAGGTGAGCAATCCGTCCGCCGGCGTGTTCACCACGGCGTACCTGCAGACCACTGAGATCGGCGCGCAGTCTGGCCTGATCTTCTCCCAGGCGGGCGTGATGGCCGGGGCCTTCGACTTCACGCAGGCGCAGACGTCGGTGGAGCTCTCGGACGATCTCCACCTCACCGGAGGCATCCTCTGGATGTACGACGGCGTGGGCGTCTGCGAGCACGGGTTCCACCTCTACCCGGAGAACGTGTCCTCCGCATTCGCCTCGACTGGGCTCACCGGCACATACCAGTACGTCGTTACCTACGAGTGGATGGACGCCCAGGGGCTCATTCACCAGAGCGCCCCGTCCCCGGTTCTCACGGTCAACCCGAGCAACCAGGGCGTCACCGTCACCACTCCCACGCTCCGGCTCACCTCGAAGACCAACGTGATCGCCTGCGTGCTCTGGCGGACCCAGGCGAACCTCTCAGTCTTCTACCGGATCACCAGCATCTCCAGCCCGGTCCTCAACTCCACCTCCGCAGACACCGTCGCCTTCCCCAACGACACCGCCTCGGACACGAGCATCGCCGGCAACGCGCAGCTCATCTTCAACCCGGACAACTCCTCGGCGGAGCTGCCCAACCTCTCCGCCCCGGCCCCGCTGCACGTCTGGCGGTACCGCAACCGGGTGGCCCTCATCCCAGCTGAGAATGCCTTCTCGTGGGTGTACTCGAAGGCCTTCGTCGCCGGGGTGCCCATCGAGTTCAACGCCCAGCAGCTCTACCAGTCGGTGGCGCAGGACGGCGGGCCGCTCACCTGCGGCATCGAGATGGACGAGAAGAACGTCCTCTTCACGGCCAAGCGGATTTACTACCTGGTGGGCGACGGGCTCGCGGCGAACGGCACCGGCTCTGACTACGGCTCCTCCCAGCAGAACGTGCCCTCCGACGTCGGGTGCAGCAACCGTCGCAGCCTAGTGCTCACCCCCCGCGGCGTCATCTTCCAGGCGGCCAACGGGAAGGGCCTCTACCTGCTCGGGCGTGACTTGTCCGTCTCGTACATCGGCGCCCCGGTGGAGGCGTACAACGGCCTCACCGTCACCTCCGCGCAGATGGTGCCCAACAGCCGGCGGGTCGTCTTCTTCACCTCCGGCGGCGTGGCCCTCGCGTACGACTACTTCGCCGACAAGTGGAGCGTCTGGACCAACGTCAGCGCGGCTGACGCGGCTGTATTCAACGGCGTCCTGACGTACCTCAAGGCGGGCGGGCAGATCTGGCAGGAGACGCCGGGCAGCTACACCGACAACGGGGCGCCGGTGCTGACCGGGTGGACCACGTCCTTCCTCTCCTTCGCCGGGCTCCAGGGCTTCCAGCGCGTCTGGCGATTCGGGATCCTCGGGGACTACCGCAGCCCGCACAGCCTCTCTGTCTCGGTGGCCTTTGACGGGAACGGCGCGCCGATCCAGGTGGAGAACGTCTCGTCCGCCACCGCGCTCAACCCTGGCGGAGTGAGTGACTCGACGATCGCGGATACCGACAACCCGGGTGACGGCGCCTTCCCGCAGCTCGAGTACGTGGTGAAGGTTGCCCGGCAGAAGTGCAGCAGCATCCAGGTGTCCGTCCAGGAGAGCCAGGCAGGCCCGACGTACGGCGAGGGGCTCTCCATCTCCGGGCTCACCTTCGTCGTGGGCGCAACCGGCAAGGGTCTCCACCCAGTTCCTTCCTCGAGGAGTATTTAAATGGCCGCTCAGCTCTGGTGGATGGACAGCCTCAACCGCGCGCCGAAGCCCAAGCCGAAGGCGGTGCCGAAGCCCAAGGGCTACGACTCCGGCGGCGTGGCCATGGCGGATCCCAACTCGCAGCAGGGGGCGACGTGGGGCCTCAACACCTTCCGGGCAAATGCGCCCTACAGCACGTTCCGATCCACCTCGCCGAGCGCCGCCGGGACGCTTGCGCAGGGCAACAGTCAGGCAGCCGGCGGGGCTGGCCCGGCCTCCGGGACCATCGGCCAGATGTCCGCGCTCTCGCAGTCCCTCGAGGCTGCGGCGAACGGCCAGGGGCCGAACCCGGCCCTCGAGCAGCTCCGCCAGACGACGTCCAGCAACATCAACAACGCGGCGGGCATGGCCGCGAGCGCGCGGGGCGTCAACCCCGCCCTGGCCGCCAGGATGGCGGTGGACACCGCGGGCTCTGAAAACCAGGCCGCGGCCGGGCAGGCGGCCACGCTGAGCGCTGAGCAGCAGATCGCCGCGCGCCAGCAGCTCGGGCAGAACCTCCAGGGCACCGTCGGGGCGCAGCTCGGCCAGCAGGCGGCCGGGACCAGCCTGCTGGGCACTGCGGGCGGGCTCGACTTGTCCTCCCAGGGGCTCAACCAGCAGACCGGGGCGCAGAACGCTGCCCTCAACCTCGGGGCCCAGCAGATCAACGCGGGTGTGTCGTCACAGAACGCGAGCCAGTGGGGGCAGCTGATCGGCGGCGCGCTGAATGGTGCCGGCGGCGCGCTGTCCATCCCCGGCGGTGGCGGGGGCGGCGCGAGCTCCGTGGCGGACGTCGCCGCCCCGGTGCTGATGGGCAGCGGGGGCGGGGAAGTTCCGAGCCAGGCGGACCGCGGGCCGCTCTACTCCTACCTGGACGGCCTGCACGGCAGCTCGCAGGGCGGCATGAGCTCCGGCGGGCAGGCGTCCAGCCCACCACCCGGCGTGGGCCAGGCGCTCGAGCAGGGCAGCCAGGACGCCTACTACAAGGTCGAGGGCCAGCATCTCGCGGGCTCCATGTACGCCAACGGCGGCAGCATCCACGCCGGCGGCAAGGTGCCGGTGGTGCTCTCCCCGGGGGAGAAGGTGCTCCTGCCTGGCACCAGTCCGTCGGGCGCTGCCGCTCGAGCTGGCTCGGCCCCGCGCGTGCCAGGCAAGGCCCAGGTGCAGGGCAACTCCCCGAAGAATGACACCGTCCACGCGAAGCTGACGCCCGGGAGCATCGTCCTGCCGAGGACGGTGGTGAACGCCGCGAATCCAGCCAAGGCCGCCTCGTCCTTCGTCGCGTCCCTCGTGAAGCGCGGCGGGCGAGGGCACGCCATGGGCGGCCAAGTTTCCGGGCCCGGGCCGGACCCAGCGGAGGTGATGGACCTGAGCGGCGGCGGCTACGTCCGCGGCGGCGAGGCCCAGGCGAGGAAAGGGGACTCGCCGAAGCCGGCGTCGCGCGCCACAGCCCGGGGCGTCGGCCGCCAGGAGAGTCGCCGCCGGATGAGCACCTCGAAGGAGCGGAAGTACAAGGAGGCGGAGTAGCCATGGGCTGCCTTCTTGACCTCAAGACCTGTCGTCGATGCGGCGAGCCAAAACCGATCTCTGAATTCGGATGCGATCGAAGCCGCATGTTGTCTCAGAAAGGAGCGGCCTGACTATGTGGAACGTCCAGAAGGAGACCGCCAACCACTTCCACATCGAGGGGGACGCCGGCGTCTTCCGGATCCACAAGGGCTCTCTGTCTCCCAAGGCCATCGAGCGCTTCCAGGCCCTGGCTGGGGGCGGGAAGGTCAAGAAGGCCAACGGCGGCAAGCCGCTGGAGAAGAAGGCCGCCGGCGGCAAGGTGGATCCCGACACGGGCGCGATCGCCGGCAGCCCGCGGGACGCCTGGGCGAAGACGACCTGGAAGGACGGCCAGGGCAACGAGTGGGCGCTGGACACCAGCACCGGCGAGCCCTTCAAAGTCGCCGGCAAGCAGCCGCAGCAGGAGCAGGGCTCGCAGTGGGCCTACGACAAGAAGACGGGCGAGCGCTTCCAGGTGGACCGCGACTCGCAGACCGGCGAGCCGTTCCGCGTCTGGCAGCACGGGGACGCGCCGAAGGCCACGCAGCTCCCCGAGGAGTGGGCCTACGGCGAGCCGCCGGCCGCGCCGCAGCTCCGGGCCACCGCGAAGCTCACGTCGCCACAGAACCCGAGCTCCGCCGCCGCCCCCCCCGTCAGCATCCGCCCGGACGAGTCGATTACCTTCGACCCCAGCAACCCAGCCACGGTGGACACCGCCAGGGCGCTGGGCTTCAACCCGCCGCCGGCGGCCATCGAGCAGGCCAGGCAGCCGTCGCCCGTGGACCAGAGGCCCCAGCCCGTGGCCCAGGCCGCGTCGCCGGCGGCCGACGACGACGGGAAGCCAGCCACGATGGCGCGAGGCGGCCGAGCTCGCCCGCCCCTGCCTCGGCCAGTGACGAAGCCGGTGCAGCACTTCGACGGTGGCGGCACGACGTTGCCGGACGGTGGAACGCCGGCGCCGGCCCAGGCTGACGCGGACGCGAGCGGTGTGCCGGATCTAGCGCCCTCCGGCCCCATGCCCGTCGGCGTGCCAATCACCACCATCAAGCCAGACGGCACCATCACGGTGCAGCACACGGCGTCGAAGGCGGATCTGGAGCTCATCGCCAACGCGCCGAAGCCGGGCGACACCGCGCCTCCGCCGGCGCACGAGGCGGCGTTCCAGAACCCAGCCAACTTCGGGCCGGCCCCAGCGGAGGCGCCGTCCCTTGGCGGTGCTGGCGGTCCTCCGCAGCAGGCCGCCGTGCCCGCACCGGCCCAGTCGCAGGGCCAGGCTCGAGCGCCAGCACCGCAGTCGCCGCAGGGCGCACCGGCTCCGTCGCTGCCGGGCACCGGCGGGTACCTCAGCGCCGCCCATCGGGAGGCCGAGGCAGCCAAGGCCACTGGCGCGCAGAAGCAGGCCGAGGCCAACCAGGAGGCCGGGGCCCTGGAGGCGGCCAACGCGAAGGCTCAGAATTACCAGGCCTGGGTGCAGGAGGTTCACGCGCGCGAGAGCCAGCACTTGGATCAGCTCGGGAGGGACCTCGAGAGTCAGAAGGTGGATCCCAACAACTTCTGGGCAGACAAGGGCACCGGCGACAAGATCCGCCTGGGAGCCTCCATGATCCTGAGCGGCATGGGGGCAGGTCTGACGGGCCAGCCGAACGCAGCGATGGGCTACATCCACCAGGCCATCGAGCACGACCTCGACGCCCAGCGCGCCAACATCGGCATCAAGGAGCACGTGCTGGGGTATTACAAGGACAAGTACCAGAACGACGACGCGGCGTACCAGCGGGCCTACGCCGATCTGCTCCAGGTGACGGCGAACGAGGTGAAGGCGCAAGCCATCCGAGCTGGTGGCGGCGTCCAGTACCAGCAGGGCATGCAGGCAGCGGCGCAGCTCGAGGCCGAGGCCCGGCTCAAGGCGCCGCAGGCGGAGATTCAGGCCACCGAAGCGCAGATGTCCAGGCTGAGGTTGTCCGTCATGCAGAAGATTTACGGCGGGGACCTGAGCAGCATGGACCCGAGAGAAATCCGGATGGCCCAGATGCTCGGCCTGGTGGACGCGGTGCCCATCGACCGTCAGGGCAACATCGGCGTGGCCCGCTCCAAGCAGGACGCCGAGGCCGTCAACAAGGAGCTGCCCGAGTGGCACGCCGCCCAGGACACGCTCGACAGGATGGATCAGGTCCGCCAGCAGCACGGTACGAAGGTGGCGATTCCGGGCACCGACGCGCACCGCGAGTACGCCGGCCTCCAGTTCCAGCTCGGCAACGCCATCGAGAAGGCGACCGCCGGGAGAGTCAACGAGTCGACGCTGGAGGGGCAGATCAGGGGCATGGGCGGAACGTGGGCGACGCTCTACGCCGAGGACCCGCTCAAGGCGACGCGGGAGTGGGTAAACACGCAGCACCGCAACCTCGTCAACCAGCACACCTGGAGCCGAGAGGGTGGCGACGTTTCCAGCTCGGAGGCTCCACGCGGGCAGGCGGCGGGCCAGCGCTTCACTGACCCGCGCTACCCGGGGATGGTGTTCGACGCTACTGGGAAGAGGGTCCAGTAATGGCCGGACCAGCCATCGGGCAGTCGATTCAGCTCAGTCCCGACGCTCGGCCGGCTGGGCCAGCCATCGGCGAGAGCATCCAGCTCGACTCCTCGGCGAAGCCCCTCGGCGGCACGCAGTCCATGGTGAACCCGTCCGGCGACGTCGTCGGCATGCCGGCCGAGAGAGTCCACGACGCGCTCAACCAGGGTTACCGCGTGGCCGGCCCCGCCGACATCGCGCAGGCGGAGCGGCACGAGAAGTACGGGACGCTCGGCCAGCAGGTGGCCACCGGGGCGGAGGCGGCTGGATCCGCGCTGACGTTCGGGCTCGCACCCAAGCTCGAGACGGCGACGGGACTCACCACCGCCGAGGACATCCGGGCCAGGGCGGAGGAGAACCCCGTCTCGCACGGCGTCGGGACGGCGCTGGGAATCGCCGCACCGCTGCTCCTCACCGGCGGGGCCTCCGGGGCAGCCTCGGCGGCAGAGCTGACGGCCCCGGGGCTCATCTCCAGGGCCGGGAGCGCTGTGGCCGGCCTGGCGAAGGCCGCGGAGCTGCCCGGACTGCTGGGGCGCGCGGCGCCGACGCTCGCCGGCGCCGCCACCGAGGGCGCGCTGTACGCGGGCTCCGACGTGGTGGAGAAGGCCATGCTCGGGGATCCGCAGCTCACCTGGGAGAAGGCGGCCTCGGAAATTGGGCTCGGCGGGCTCCTTGGCGGAGCGCTCGGAGCGGGCACGCAGGGGGCGGCCAGAGGCCTCGGGTGGATGATGCAGAAGGCCACGGCCGGCCTGGAGTCCATCGGGGCGCGCATCGCCAGCGGGGATCCAGAAGTCGTCCAGCTGATGCTGAAGCAGAAGGGGACGATTCAGGCCCTGGAAACCGCCGCGCCGGGGGCGGCGGACGCCATCTCCGCGTCCACGCCGGAGACGGCGAAGTTCATCATCCAGCACTCGGGCAGGATCGCCAGGCTCGAGGGGGAATTCCCCGGGCTGACGGACATCCTGTCGAGGGCCACCCCCGACACCGCCGGGCAAATACTCGACAACTGGGGGAAGCTCCTCAAGGACCCGCAGGCCAGAATCGACGTGGGCAACTCCATGTCCCAGGCGGTGACGTCCGCCTACTCCTCAATCGAGGACGGGCTCCAGCTCGCCAACCGCGAGGTGCGCCCGGCCGAGACGAAGTTCCTCCTGGACCCCGCCACGGGCGGCCTCACTGGCGCGGCACCGCCGGAGGCGGCGCAAGCTGAGGGAAGTCGCGTCCTCGGCGAGGTGGAGCGCCTGGCGGCGTCGATGCGCTCGAAGCCGGACCTCTACCCGGCGATGTACCCGGCCAAGCTCGAGCTGATCCGGGACGGGCTGACGCGGGAGATTCAGGCCGGGGATCCGGCCTCCATCTTCACCGCCCTCAACGACGCCAAGCAGCAGATGGATCCGCTGGCGAAGTTCGGGAAGCTGACCGGCCCGGAGCACCGCGACGCCACATCCGCAATCAAGGACCTGCGTGGCATGGTGAAGTCCTCGCTCGAGGACGCGAAGCTGTGGGGCCCGGCGGCCGAGCGACAGGCGGGCTTCAACGCCGCGCAGAACCAGTACTTCACCGCGCGCACGAAGCTGCAGAAGCTCCTCATGCAGCAGCAGGCGCTGCCCACCGGCCGGGTGACATTCGAGGCCGCGCCCACGAAGGTAAACTCGTGGATCAACCTCATGGCGGACGGCCGCGGCGAGGCCAAGAGTCAGGTCTTCGGCGAGTACCTCTCCGCCGCCCAGAACCTCGCCAAGGAGATGGAGGTGTCCGGGGTGCCGGATGCGCCGCAGATCTCGCAGAAGCTCCGCGAGGTGCTCGAGCGCACCAAGGAGATTCAGCAGCGAGGCACGATTACCCAGCTGGTGAAGATGCTCCAGGGCCACGAGATTCTCTCCTCTGGACCGGCCATCCCGGCCGGACACGCGATGGCGTTGAAGGCGGCGCGCTACATCCCCGGTGGGGTTGGACACATCATCGGCCTCACCTCGGACATCGCCGGGACGATCCAGAAGGTGCGCCAGCCGTCCGCGATGGTGGGGGTGCTGTCCAGCCTCGAGAAACTCTCCAAGAGGGCGACGACGAAGCTCAGCAGCGCCGCCGATGGGCTCTTCGCGTCGGGGGCCGGTGGCGCCGTGGCGGGGGAAGTGGCATCATCCGGCGCCGAGCGCTTCGCTCACGGCGGTGTCGTCGGGCAGGGGAACTTCACGGATGTCTCCACCCATCTTCGCGATCTTGGTGGCAATCTCGATCGGCTCGCTGACACGGTGGGCCAGGAAACGTCTACCCTCCAGCAGCACGCCCCCGCCACCGCCGACGCGGCGCGCGCATTTGCGGCTCGTGTCGTCGGATACCTGGCGCCAAAGCTCCCTGACGGCGGCCACCGCCAGCTCCTCGACGCGCCATTCGAGCCGTCGGCGTCGGAGCTCCACGAGTACAACCGCCACCACGACGTAGCCTCCCGCGGGCCGGTGGCGGTGCTCGAGCACCTCGCCCAGGGGACGCTCCACCAGGACCACGTCGCCGCCTCGCAGGCCCTCTACCCGAAGCTGCACGCCGAGGCGCAGCAGCTCGTCGCCGACAAGCTGTCTGAGCACCTGACGGAGAAGAAGCACGTCCCGATGCCCATCCGCGCGGGGCTCGGGATGCTGCTGGGGCAAGACTTGGATCACGCCCAGACGCCGCAGGCCATCCTCGCCGCCCAGCAGGCCTACGCCTCCCCCGCCCAGGCCCCGCAGACCCAGTCCGCTCCGGCGGGCAAGCCGCGGGAAGTGCAGACGAGGGCCGCCAACCGCCTCGCCACCGGGAGCGAGAAGAACGCCCTGGCGCTCGGCGGGGGAACAACCTGAGGGCCATAGGGGAGGGCCGTCCCCGTGTCTTCACTCCAAGTCCAGAGAAGCCTGATGCGGATGAAGGGCGCCGAGGCACCCAAGCCCAGGCGCTTCGACGAGGGCGGCGCCGTCGGCCGCGACGGCGAGAAGGAGTACGCCCGCGAGCACGCGGAGGAGCTCTCGGCGGACGAGCGCACCCGGAAGTACGACAGGGAATTCCGCCACTACTACGGCGACGGCGAGAAGGGCTTCGCGCGCGGCGGCCGTGTCCGCCGGTACGACGAGGGGGGCGCGGTGGACGACAGCCTGTCCCCGCACCACCAGGCGGACCGCGACGAGGAGGACGCCGAGTACCAGCGCATGGCGTCCCAGCTCGCGCCCACCGCCGACAAGCGGCCAGCCGTGACGCCGAAGGAGAAGCAGCCGAGGGCGTACGCCTTCGCCAGCGGCGGGCGGGCCCCGGACTACCCACCTGGTTCCGGCGACGCCGCCCGGGTGGACGGGTCCGGCAAGGTGGACGGCGTCCACAGTAACCCTGCCGAGTGCAGCCACCTCGCCGCGGGCGGCGTCTGCCGGCACCAGCCGGCGGGGCGCAAGCCGCGCGGGTCTGATCACTCCGACGGGCCACGCGTCCGGAACTTCGCCAGCGGCGGCTCGGTGTCCTTCGGGCGCTACCTGGCCCAGCGGAAGGCCGGGCGCAGCAAGCTGAGGGGG